GCAAGGAAAAACAACAGAACAAATAATAGATAAAGACGATATTCCTCCACAATTTCAAGGTGATACTCCACAATCAGAAAAAGACAAAGTTTTAGGCATTGTGCCTCTAGGGTTTGATATAACTCCCACGCCTATAACTGAAAAATTTACTTATAATACTCCTGAACTTGAAAGACAATATAAAAATAACAGGATAACAAAACAAGGTAAAATAAGTAAGTTTAAAGAATTAGCCAGTGAGTTTAAAAAAGCTGCAACAAGGACGCATAGAGAACTTGACGTTAAAAATAGCGATAATGCTGAAATCTTGAAAGAGTTAATAAGATACCCTAAAATTAAATCAATAGCAGGCGATGAAGCGACACGAATACTGACTGATATTGTGCAAAGAGAAAATAAAAAACTCTCTAAAGAAGAATATAGTCGTTTTGAACGGTTTATATTTTTATCTGACTTAATGGAAGAAATTGAGTTAGGACACGAACTGCCGGGTTTATGGACAGAAGATTCCGTACGAAGTAATTATGAAAAACTTAAACAGTCTTTGACGCCAAACATCGAAGAAGCATTAGAGAGAAGAAAAGAATACTGGAATAACATAGTCAAAGATTACACAGAGGCTATGAGTGAAATAGGTTATGATGTTTCAGGCAGATTCACAAAAGAAAATTATTTTAGACACCAAGTTTTAGAACATGTAAATGCTAAGCAGTTAGCTGGAAGCGGCGGGAAAGCTAAAGTTAAAACTAACAGAGGTTATATAAAAACGAGACAAGGAACTCAAAAAGCTATTAACGAAGATTACTTCCAAGCAGAGTATGAAGTTTTAGCAACAATGCTATATGATAAAGAAGTAGCACAGATGTTAAAGCGTATTGACGATAATTACGGCATTAAAAATAATTTGATGGAACAAGCAAAAGAAAAAAATGCAGAGATAAGAGAAAATAATAAAAAATCAGCAATGGAAGCGATTAAGGGTAACAAGGAACTTGAAGATACTTACAAAGAACTTAAAGGAAAAGAAAAAGCTGACTTTATAAAACAATATGCAGGCGATGAATATAAGGAAGCTAATTTCACATGGAAAGACTTTATTCCTGATGATTACGAAATATGGCAACCGATACCCGGAAAGCATATGTTTACTGTTAACACAGTATCAGAAACCTTTGCAGAAGCAATAATTCAAGAAGCATTAAATGAATTATCTCCAAAGGATATGAGGGTAGGAACCGCCTTAGCAATAGGACAAGACAAAGAACAATTTGTATTACCTTCAAGAGTTGCAAAATCATTGGATAATACCTATAACAAACTATCTTCACAAGATGATATAATTCACAAAATATTAAGTTACCCTATGAGTTTATGGAAATCATGGGTATTAACCGTAAATCCAAGACAGGTAGTTAAATATAACCTAAGAAACATAACAGGTGATATTGACGGGTTAATGGCATCAGCAGGAATTAAGGCTTTCAATCCTAAATTAGTTGGTAAAGCTGCTAAAGAATTATTTAACGCTATGAGATATGGAAAGTTTACTAAAGATTTGTTAGAGTTTAGGAACAGAGGCGGTTATTCTGATTTAATGTATGCACAGGAGTTAGGTGAAATATACGAAACAAAATCATTTAAAATTTATAATCAAGCTGACACTAATAGTATATTAAGAAATGCTATTAAGAAAATGCCCGGACTTAAAACTTATACTGACTTCACAGAGAACGCTACAAACTGGCGTGAAAGCATATTGCGATACTCTGCATATTTATACTTCAAGGAAGATTTAAAAAAGAACAATGGTAAACCAACATATTATGGTGCTTCGACAAGAGAACGAATTGACGGACTTAAAACCATTGAGGATAAAGCATATCAATTAAGTAAAGACGCTTTAGGTTCTTATGATGAAATTACCGAAGTTGGTCAAGCATTAAAAAAATACTTAATACCTTTCCATAGTTGGAACGAAGTTAACATGAAACGTTACAAGAGAGTGTTTGAAAATACCATAGCAGACATTAAACAACAAGAGGAAATTGGCAAACAATTCTTGTCAGGCTTAGGTTTATTAGGTTATACAAGCATTCACGGAACAAGGCTAATAGGCAAAATGGCAATCAGGGTATTCTTTGCTTCTGCTTTGTTAATGGCGTGGAATAGACTTGTAAAACCAGATGATGATGACGAGTTGCCAGACGATATTAAAAATGTTCCACACTTGACATTAGGTAGGGATGAAAAAGGAAACATTATTTATTTTAGTAGATTAGGTGCTTTAAATGATGTGTTTGATTGGTTTGGATTAGACCAAATTATTCCTGACCTCAAAGAAATTGCAAACGAAAGAAAGACCATTGAAGAACAAGCTAAAGATATGGCTATTGCACCGCTTAACAAAATAGTAAATTCAATCAGCCCGTTTATAAAAATACCTGTTGAATTGTTAAGTAATTCCTCTTATTATCCTGATATAAGACACCCCGGAACAATTAGAGATAAAAACTATTATATCTTTAATTCATTCGGATTAGGAGAAGAATACAGAAGATTTGCAGGACTACCGACAGAAACATCATACGCTGAATCGTGGCAAAAAGCATTAATCTATAAAAGTAACCCGGAAGTTAATGCTTATTATAAAGCCATTGACCTTAAATACAAATTTGAAAAAAATGTTTTAAAACAAGACACGGGAAGATTTTTAGGAGGCAGCGAAAAATCAGAAGCACTTTACTATTATAAACAAGCGTTAAAGTATGACGATAAAAAAGCAGCTAACAAATACCTTAAAAAGTATTACGAGTTAGGCGGTACTGACAAAGGATTAAAGCAAAGTTTGGCTTCTTTAAATCCTTTATATGGATTGGTTGAACACAGAGGCGAGAGAGAGCAATTCAGAGAATGGTTGACAGAAGATGAAAGAAAAATATTAGACCGAGCCATAAAATATTACGAAGATTTAATAAAGCAAGAGTAAGATAAGAAATTCCCCCTATAACAAGGGGGATTTTTTTTATTTAACATCACCGAGAATACTCCACCTTCTTCAAGGTGGAGATGAATCGGCATAAGATTTTAATATAGTAACAACTAAATTGTTAAAACTTCTATTTTCCTTTTTAGCAATTTGTTCTAATTGTTGTTTTAAATCTTTCGGTATAGTAATTAAAGTTCTTGTATTATTTTTTGAAATACTCATATTATCACCTCCACAATCATTATAACATAATAATACAATGTTGACAAGGTGATAACAGTATGATATAATAAATTATGAGAAAGGTAGGTGAAACACTTGAAAACTGTACTTAAAGCTTATAAATATAGAATATATCCGAATAAGCAACAAATCGAATTAATCAATAAAACTATAGGTTGTTGTAGATTTGTATACAATTATTATTTAGCTGAAAGAATTGAATTATATAAAACAGAACAAAAGTCGTTATCTTATGTTAAATGTGCCAATGCTATGAAAAATTTAAAAGATGAATACGAATGGCTTAAAGAAGTAGATAGTGTTTCTCTAAGGAGTGTATGATTGTGATAATATATAAAATAACAAATACTATTAATGGTAAAATATATATAGGCAAATATCAGGGTAATAATTTTAATAATTATTGGGGTTCTGGTAAAATATTAAAAAACGCATATAAAAAATACGGGAGAGAAAATTTTACTAAAGAAATAATATACGAATGCGACTCAGAAGAAGAATTGGTTGAGAAAGAAAAGTATTATATACAATTTTTCAATTCTATTAGGCCAAATGGATATAATATCGCCGAAGGTGGAAATGGTGGCAATGTTAGAAAGGGGTATACTGAGGAAGAAAATAACGCATATAATCAAAAAATTAGTAGTGGTTTGAAAAACAAGTATAAAAATGACGATTATTTTAGAGAATTATCAAGAACAAGAGCTATTAAAATGTTAGCAAATAAAAATAGTAATTTTGGTTTTAAAAATGGTCACACTCCTTTTAATAAG